TGCTGGAGCTGGGTTGCCTGATGGGTCTTTCATATTAGTTAAACCTCCCTCTTAAATCTCTTGTGCTTGTGTTTGAGAAAAAGTTGGGTACATCAAAGAAAGGTTGATTTTTTTCGTACATAGCTTTTTCTTTGGCAATCTTATTCCAAGCAATTAGTAATAGTTGTTTTGCTTCGTTACTTCTGAACTCTCCTGCTTTTTCATTCTCACCCTTGGACTTGAGAATAGCAACTGCTTCAAGAGCAATCGCCTCGTTACCTTCGGGCATTGAGTAGGAGAAGATAGTTACACTTCCGTCAGAAGATAGGGAGGAGGTTACCATTTGACCCCAGATACAGATTTCTACTCCATCAGCAGGGGTTGGGGTTATAAAGTATCGTCTCTCTTGGTTAGCCCACTTCTTGTCTGTGTTGGTGGGGTAGTCCTCTTTCCAGTTTAGGTAGTCATCAAAGGATAGAGGTGAGCCATCGGGATCTTCTCCATAGCGTTCTCCATCTATTTTTAGCTTCCAAACTGAGTTAGACCTCCAGTTGGCAGGATAGTCGTAGTATTCATTGCTGTTTTCCGAGGTTGTTTTCTTAGCATCCATTAACTCAGGCCAAGCAAAGAGAGCTCCAGCCTTGCGATATGCTCTGTTAATAGCAATGTCTATCGTGGTGGGTGAGTAGAGTGTGGACTCACTGCCGACAGTTAAGTCTGACTGTACTACTGTTCTTATATCTGAAAGGGTTTCCATATTTAGAGATTAAACAATTATGTTATGTTAAGGCAACTACTCTGTTGATATTTCATTAAAGCAATAAAGTATGCTCATTGTATATTCTTGGCTGGCAAGTGGCGTGTCAGTTCCCCCTTGCCAAGGTTCGTAATGATGTGCATAAACAGTAAACCCTATTGTTGTTTCACCCACATAATAATTAAAAACTTCTTCCAAAACCTCATCGGCTCCCCAACCACTAACATGAGTCCCCGGTACTGATACGACAGTTCCGTCATAGGCAATAACACTAACAATCGTAATAGGTACATAGCCAATGGAGTGCGTGTCTAAATCGTTACCATGTCCATCACCATCAGTTGAAATAACAAACGAGTCAACCGATCTTTTGCCTAAAACACCTTTTTTAGAAGTAAAAACATCATCTTCCGGCTCGGTTACCTTAACGTCCTTACCCTCTTTGCTTATTTTGATTCCATGATCGTATGTCAAAACTGTTGATGGAGATGCAGAGGCGGAAGGTGAAATAGAAGCCGAAGAACTTACTGAAGCAGAAGGAGACAGCGACGCAGATGGGGACTTACTCCCAGATAATGAAGGACTTGCACTAGGAGACAAACTTGCACTCGATGAATCAGCATATACATAAAAACACAAATCATAATCAGCATCGTAATTCCACGATCCAGAGTACCAGCTCATATTACCAGCGTGAGAAGGTGAACTGCCATCCCGATAAGTGTATATAAAGTTTGGAGAAGAACTGACTGTGTTTTCTATAACTACAACATATTTAGTTGCGTTTGTTAGTGTAATTTTATTTGCTCCACTAAAACTAAATGTTACAAGCGAAGCAGACGTGCTTATAGTTGAAGCATCTACGGCATCAGACGTTGCTAATGCTGATCCGGTAGGAACACTAGATGTTCCAAAAGTCCCTGAATGAGCATAAACTTTTACATATAAGTTTCCAGTAGGGGAGTTTGATTTAATTAAATAAAACTTAACACTGTTAAGAACTCCTCCGTTTCCAGTAAAAGACTGACCAACTATAGAACTGGTATTGTCTGAAGCATTTGACTCACTGTAGTAATCTACTATTTGTGCCATATTTTACGTTGCTGGATCATAACAAATATAATAGATATAATCTAAATCAATGGCTGTATCGCCAAAATATTCAGTCGTATAACTAATTATAAGTTGGGTTGTGGATATGGTATAGCCATACGATTCATATTGATGAAGAGCAAAGGTCTCTCTAAATGGATATTTTATGTACTTTTCTACAGTAACTCCATTCGCATCTATATATTGACCATAAACAAACACAATAGGGATGTATCCTAAATTGTGGTTTATTGTTACAGAAACTTCTACCGAACTATCATTTTTTGACAAAGTTCCTGTTCCCTGAAAAGCAACCTTTAACAGAGGATACCCAGAGTGCATAATCTGTTTTTGTTCGGGGTCGTACACCGAGTATCCTAATTTTGATACCTTTACTCCGTAATTAGCCATATAAAATAAAATAAATTAAAGACGGGTCGGTCATAATATCTTGTTCTTGAATTGTAAAATAAAGATAAGAGTTATCGAACTGTATTTGAGATGGCTCTTTCCAAGCTTCAACACCACTATTATAGTAAAAAGCAAGAACTACAAAAGGAAGGGTTGAGTTATGTCTGACTGATATTTGTAGGTACTCTGCGTCCTCGGCATCAAAAGGTATCTCATCAGTCTCAATTATCTTCAGGCAGGGAGCTTTTGAGGTGATAACTACATCCTTGTCGTCACAGGTTAAAACGTCTTTGCCGGGTAGTGATACTCTAAATCCATAGTTCATTTTAGAATAAACCCTCGCCATATCCGATTAGGACTCTATCGGTTTGGCCATCGTTAATAATAATTCTCTGGTTCTCTCCATCGATGTAGACATTTCCACCTTCACTTCCCAAGAACAATGTTCCTGATACAAGAGAGCCACTTTGAACAACCCCCTTAAATATCGCATCACCTGTAGTGCCATCTATTGCAAAGGTAGTAATACCAGCCACATCTCTTGCCGTAAGCCCATTTGGGGTTATTCTGAGGTCTCCAGTTACGCCTTCTCTGTAGTCTCCTACCTTAAATCCACCTGATTGCTCTAGTTCGAACTCTTGTAGGATTTTACGACTTCTGGTGTTAAGTGCTGTTGACAATAACTCTACCGCTATTCTCTTAACAGGGGGTTTCTTGTCGTTAGTTGTAGTGGCGTTATATGTTCCACCTGACTCGGCTGAACTCTCAGTTACCACAATAGGTTCTTGACCGGGAAATGGTGTCTCCTCAATTATCTCCGCTGTGTAGACTTTTTCTTCCATGTTTAGTCAAAATAAACACGCACCCGAAGCACTGTGGGGCTAGTGTTAGAAGTTGGAGTTAATAGTAATTTATACTCTACGATGTCCCCTTCCTCACCAATTCTAAAGACAGCTTTTTTACCGCCTGTTGTCGAATAAGCCGCTTCTCCATTGGCAAGATATGCTCTTGTCCATTCGGTAGCTTTGTTCATTTTGTAGAACATCTCAATACTTGTTCCTGCAGGTAGAGACTCCATGAACACCTCAACGTGTTTCCAGTTGGTAATACTCTCGGCTTTCTTGATAGGCGCTCTAAACTCAAGCGACTCGTACTCTCCTACAGCTTTGGTGGTGTCATCCACCGCTTTTACTCCGTAGGTAGAACCATCACGATACGAGATAATAGTTGTCCCCTCTACGTTAGCCACCGCACCAATCTCGTCTACCTCTAAAGCGTACTCAAGGTTCAATGTAAATGGTTGCTCTTTGTTTTTTCTGCCGTAGGTATAGACTCCGTTGTAGTCCTCGGTTGCACCAAACACTCCCCACAGCGACATATTACCTAGAGTCTGCTTGTCCACCCATGATAGGGCGGTCTGTTCCCAGTCAAATATGTTAATCTGGTCAACCTCGTTACTTACACCACCGGGATTAACTCGTCCACCACCGGGGAACTTCTTGATAGGCATTGAGTTGGTGAAGTCTGCATAGTATATCTCTCCATTGTCTCCGATCTGGGCTAGGGGGTACTCACAGTCAATCATGGCGTTCACTCCCTTGTTGGGATAGCCTGTTTTGTATGTTCCGAGTACAGCTCGACCATTTCTTTCAACTAGAGTCTTGATACTGTTGCCGGGGATAAGGTCAAGAGCTTCGTTAGTCCAAGAGTCATCATAGCCACACATAGCCAGCCATGAGCCATTAGCAATGTAGTTAGCTCCACCGACCTGTCTCATTGTGTGCCAGTCTGAACCAGTTAGGTTCTCGGCTACAGTCGTAACATCTGACCAGTCTGATGC